TTTATTCCTCTATAGCTCAGTTGGTAGAGCAGGTGACTGTTAATCACCCTGTCCCTGGTTCGAGTCCAGGTGGAGGAGTCCGCTCGAATAGCTCAGCGGTAGAGCACCTCGTTTACACCGAGGCTGTCGGGGGTTCGATCCCCTCTTCGAGCATTAGTATCATACATACTATGAACAAAGAAAAAATTAAAGACAATCTACACGAAATCCACCTAGAACTAGCCTATTTGAGAGCTATGGTAGAAAATGTTAGTAATCAGATGCAAGAATTGCGGGATGCAATTGGAGAGTCATCCAACCAAAACCAGAAGTTGCCGGTGCCCCAACCATACGAGCATCCGTGGTACAAATATAAGCGGGAACAACTTGTCGTTAGTGGAAATAGTCAGCGGGACGACTCCAAAAAAGAAGAAATCTCAATCAATCTTTAGCGAACAAGATCTTTTGTATCAAGAGAACAGACGCAAAAGAAAAATTAGAAAAATAGACTTTGAAGAACGGTAAATCAAATCTATAGAGAGTGTTAAATATGAACAGGTTCTGAAGAACTTTTGTTATAATACTCACACAAACGGAGACACCCATGATCAACTTAGATGAACGCTACCATTCTTATCTTTCAGGACAAAAGAAGTTTCGTATCGATGATATTGAAGAATCTGTGAAAGGATATGGATATGAATGTGATGGTTCATCCATAGTTGGTTATTACGTGTTGACAGAGAACCACAAATTATACTATAATCTCAACGAGCAATTCAATCGAATGGAGAAACTTAAATGAAAATCTTTCTTGATACAGCAGACTACAGAGAGATCAAAGATCGTTATGAAACAGGATTGGTAGATGGTATTACTACCAATCCTACACTAGTACGTAAGTCGGGTGTAAATTATTTTGAATTTATCAGTCGTTTATCTCACGACTTCTCTTTCGAGAGTATTTCTGCTGAGGTTGATGGACAGACTGCTGATGATATGTTGCAAAATGCTCAAGAATATATTGCAATTGGTTCTGAAGTTACCATCAAACTTCCTTTGACAAAAGAGGGTCTTATTGCTTGTAAGATTCTTTCTGAACAGGGTGTAAAGACTAACGTTACTCTTTGTTTCTCTGCTGCACAAGCAGTTATGACTGCAAAAGCAGGTGCTACATATATTTCTCCTTTCGTAGGTCGCATGAATGACAACTCCTTGAGTGGTGTTGAACTTGTACGTGCTATCTCTGGTCTGTATTGTGCTCAAGGAGTTAAAACAAAAATTCTTGCTGCATCACTTCGAGATGTACATCATGTTTCTAGGTGTCTGATGTATGGTGCTGGTGTTGTGACACTACCAACCAAAGTTTTTGATAAGATGTATAACCACGTTCTGACTGATGCAGGACTTGCTATCTTTGAAGAAGACTTCAAAAATATTACTTGACAAGTGTTTGTCCCTACACTATAATAAGGGACAGTTCACCGGGGTGTAGCGCAGTTTGGTAGCGCGCCTGCTTTGGGAGCAGGATGTCGCAGGTTCAAATCCTGTCACCCCGATTTTTCATCTTAAAAATATGGAAGTATTCACGATTCAAGAATGGGAAGAAAACTTCGACGAACTTTTTAAGAGAGTTGAGGATGGAGAAACGATAGGTATCCTAAGGGAAGATGGTCAAGCAGCAGTAATGATGCCAGCGGATGATGAACTCATACGCATATACACAGATCATGAAGAAGCTTCCTAAGGGACCGTCGCCTATCGGTTAAGGCCCACTGCTTATAACGGTGTGAACTGGGTTCAACTCCCAGCGGTCCTATTGG